TCATTTATCAAAAGAAGGATTGAACGCATAGTAGTTTTTACTGTCAAGTTTATCCGTAACAAGCCTTAAGCCTTCACCGAAACGCTGGTAATGCACAATTTCTCTTTCACGCAGAAATTTAATAGGCTCAATAATATCAGGGTCGTCAACAAGGCGCAAAATGTTATCATATGTTACCCTTGCTTTTTGCTCTGCCGCCAAATTTTCATTTAGGTCGCCGATTGTGTCACCGGTTGATGCAATTGATGCGGCATTCCACGGTGAACCGCTTGCGGCAGTCGGGTAAACACCCGCTGTGTGGTCAACAAAATATGCCATAAAATTAGGATTTTTTTCAATTTCGTCTTCGGTTAAATTGCGGGTGAGCTGATGCACCATAGTGCCTATCATTTCAAGATGCCCTAATTCTTCCACACCGATGTCCGTTAATAAACCTTTAAGCTCCGGATACGGCATTGAATAGCGCTGTGAAAGATAGCGAAGTGAAGCGCCTAATTCACCCTGAGGTCCACCGTATTGCTTTTAGATATAGATTATAAATAAAAATAAATAGCGAGGTTGTTATCCTCTTTTTCGTATGTTATATGGTCTATTATTGTGCGGAGTGCTTCGTTTTTGGCTGCTTCGTCTGCTTCCGGCGATTTTATAATTTTAAGTACATTTTGACACTTTTCTAAAAATTCATTAGGAATAGTGTCATTTTTCTTTTGAGGTTGCTGAATTTTAGCACTTTCATATTCACTGATTCGTGATTGATAAGTGCGCTTTTTGATTCCGTATTCTTCAAGTGTATCGAAGCCTGCATCGTAAGCTTCGCTTGCTCGGCGGATTTTCTCTTTTTCCTGCTTGATAAGTTTATCGTAATCAATATTCTCTTGCAGGTCGCTTTGCGTTTTATAAATGATATTAAAATCTAATGTTTTGAGTGTTTCCTCAATCTTATCTATAACAACTCTGTTTGCCTTGGCAATTGAAAGGCTGTGAGATACCTTGCATACACCTCTTGCGTATTGGTGGCATTGTAGCGCCGGGTATTTAGTGCCGACATATACGAGTGTTGCGCCACAATTACCACAGCGTACTAAACCTTTTAGCATGAATTGAACCGGCTGTTCCTTACGCTGATATTTACCGTAGCGCTTTTTCTGGTCCGCAATCATATCCTGCACTTGTTCAAATTTTGCGGTATCAATAATAGCTTCGTGCTTTCCGTCAACAATCATAACGCTGCTGTTATCACCTTTATATCGCGATTTTGAGCCTTTACACTCCGGTGACCAACGAATTTTTCCGATGTAAACCGGATTCTGTAAAACATATTCAACAAAACGATTATCCGGAATGTTTCCACGCTTCGTTCTGATTCCCATTGTGCCTAATTCCTGTGCTATTGCACGGTAGCCTTTGCCGGATAAATATGAATCATAAATATAATTGACGATTTTTGCATCATCATTTGGAATAAATGATTTCCCCTGCGAATCATAGCCGAACGGAGCAGCACTCATTGCTTCGCCACGGCTGGCTTTTTCAGTCATTCCTCGTGTGACTTCTTGTGATAATCGAGTGGAGTAATACTCGTCCATAAACTCGATTATTCTTTCAATCAGAGGAGCGAAAGGCGAATCGTCTATTGTTTCGCTGACGGATATAACAGTCACATTGATTTTGCGTAGCATTGATTTATAAACGATACTTTCTTCTTGATTTCGTGCAAAACGGCTGAATTTCCAAACGAGGATTGCGTCAAACGGATGTTCTTTTGATTTTGCGTAGCCTATCATACTGTTAAAAGCCTTACGCTTTTTTACACTTCTGCCGGATATTCCGTCATCGTAAAATACATATTCATCAGGCACTATATAATCATTGTTTTTGGCGTATTGTCTAATGAGCTTAAGCTGACTGTCCGGGGAGTATTCATCCTGACGGTCATCAGATACTCTGATGTATGCTGCGGCATATTTCATTTAATCACCTTCTTTGAATTTGATTATGTCATATTTTAAAAACACTTCTGCATTTTCTCTCCAAACGCATTTATTACAAGCATATTCAATTTCTAAAAAATTGTATAATTCATTAAAATTATTTCGGCATTTATTTATATCATTTTTTAAAAATTCTAATTCGTCTTCATTGAAGTTGTTTTGAATATAGTATTCAAAGAACAAAATATAATCATTATTAGTTATTTCTTTATCATAGAGATGTACTTTTTGTTGTGCTTTATCAAATTCTTCAGCTATTTTCAAATCATCAATGAAATACTTCCTTGATATTTTTTTTATGCGTTTAGATGTTTCTTTATTTGTTACTGTATCTTTGGTTATTGCTTTTCGATTGGAATTTTCTTCGCGTTGTTCTTCATAATATTTATCCTTCTTATTTCTTATGTTTATTTCTAATTCTTTGTCATTTTGACCGATAGTATATGATACATAAAGCGCTTTTTGATAATCATCCTTTTTTAGTGATATTTTATCAGTGAAGTTGGGAATTAACCATTTTGCTATTTGATAAATTCCTATCAAAGCAATAGGACCGGCGAGAAAAATACGAGGTTTTCCGAATAACGGCTCGAGTGCAAACAATGCACATAATAGAATTATTACTGAAAGAATTATGCCGAGTATTTGTTTTGCATTGTTATTTAATTTTTCCTTTTCTTTTAATTGATAGCTGCAATTATATAAATACAGTTCTTCACCGTTGCGTATAAATTCACAAACATTAGTGCTATCTGCACAAAAAAGATGACCTCTGCCATTTCCGTTATTTTCAACAACATAGTATGCTGCATAATTATTAAAATTACGTGACGTATCTATACTAAATTCATATATGCCGACATTGATATCAACCTTTCGCATAGAAGATTTTATTTTTTCAAAAGTATTTTTAGAAATATATGAATCGTTTTCAGTAGCGAGCTTATACAATAATTCTTGTTCGGTTAAGTTATATTCGTCTTTCATTTTATCCCCTTATTATATTGTTTTATAAAATCCTCAAAATTTGAATAAACTTTTCTTTCTAATTGGCTTGTTAAAAACTTATTTCGCTTATAGAGCAATTCCATACGTTGTGCTCTGTATGTAGCGGCTTGATAAGAAATGTTGCATATCCGCGAAATGTCATTTGCGCTATGTAAGCGAAGCCCCCAAAGGACACAAGCCGGTGCAAGCAGCCGAGCGGCAAACATATCAGCTTGTGTTTCTTCTTCAGGTTTTTCTTTGTATTCATTTTCACTATCGCTTCTGTTAAGCAAGGATATGTGGCCTAAGAATATATGACCGAGTTCGTGTGCAATAGTAAATCGTGCTCTTTCTGATGACATATTATCGTCGAAAACGATATACCATTTGCTGTCTATAAGTATGCTTAACCCTATTTGATTATCCTTGAGGAGATGACAATCACTATTTTTTACAACTTTAATATCGGCTTGTTTTGCGATATCGGTTATTTTTACCGGCAATTGCCTTACGTTATAATCTAAAAGGATTTGCCATGAAGCGTTGCGTACGTATTTATATTTTCCATAATTTATCATTTTTTATCACCACAAACATTTTAAATGTTTGCAGTAATGAATTATACAAGTAAATATTGGTAATTATAATAAGCTATATATCCTCATTATATTCTTTAGCTTTTTTCAAGCTCTCAACTTCCTGCGCTGAGAGTTTTATTTTTTTAGCATTAGTACGTGCAGCCATAGGATATTCGACTTTTCTTTGTGAATTATTGCTAATTCCGAGAAGAGTGTTTACTGCTGATTGCATTTCGGGCTTGTTACGGTATGCAGTTACTAATTCTTTTTCAAGAGAAGAAAAACGAAAATTAGGCTCTCTTTCAACATCATAACCCATAAGCCATGTTTCAGTAACATTTAAAGCCTCAGCAAGAATAGACAATCTTATTTGAGTGGGTTCTGCCTTGCCTGATACATATTGACTAATGTCATTTCTACCAAGTCTTACATTATATTTTTCGCAAAACGGCATACACTTGTTTAACAAGTCAACTTGTCTTAAATTTTTTTCTTGCATTATTAGTTTTAAGCGTTCTCGTGTATTACTTTTTTTCATAAATTCACCGCCTTTGATACAATATTAGCATAACATAACATAAAGTTCAACAAAGATTACAAAAAAGTTCAAGAAAATGTATTTTTGTGCTTGACAAAATCAAAAAGCAGTGATATATTAAAAGTGTTCAAAGAATTGAACAAAAGGAGATTTCTTTATGATATATGATTATTCAAAGTTAATAGGCAAAATTGCAGAATATTATAAAACTCGTAGAGCCTTTTCAAAGGCTATGGAGATTTCAGAAAAGTCTTTATCAGTAAAACTAAATAATAAAGCGTCTTTTTCACAAGATGAGATTGAAAGAGCGTGTGTTTTGTTGCATATAGCTGATTTTGAGATACCGTTATATTTTTTTACAAGAAAAGTTCAATAACTTGAACATTTTACTAACACTTAATCAAGGCAGCAGGGTGCAGGCTAAAAATATTCCCCTTACCGTTAACTGAAATCAGCCGAAAAGCTATCGAAAAATTTCTTTTGAAATAAATCGTCTTATACTCCTCTTTTGATTTTTTAATTGCGATAGTTAGCCTTGCTGTTTTGGTTAAGTGTTAGTGATACGGACAAAAAGGTTCATCATATTTTAAATTGAGGTGATGAAATGGCAAGAAAACCATTAACTGCAACGGTTAATGTAATTATGGAAGACAAAAGTATAAAGCCATTTGAGGAATTAACGAGTGATGAAGTTGAAAAATTAAGGCAAAATGTGAAAAAAAGACTTGAAAGCGCAATGAGCTTATATTTTTCAAATCATCCGGAAGAATTTAAAAAACTTTAAATATAAATGAAGGGAAGTGAAAAAATGTATAAATTACCGCTGATTGTGCTTGCTGCTTTTGCGTTTTATTACGCAGTATGTTTAATTGCTATTAAAATCAGGCAAAAGAAAAAGCCACTCCGCAAGCGGAATGGCTTTGAACGAAAATGCCGATATATATTCTCCGATAATGCCGAGTGGGAATACATATTACACAGCATTAAATGAGTTGTGATAACTCAAGTTCAATAATTATGTTATCACAACTCTTATAAAAAATCAATAGGAGTTAAAAAATATGGAAGTTTTTACAAATGATATATGCAAAAGTTGTACACGCGGAAGCTTTGACGACTGCGAAGCTGATTTTACACAAATAACGCTTGATGATGTGACAAGGGCAGTTGTTGACTGTGATATTTACAAGGCTAAGCCGAAGCATAAGCTTAAGATTACATACGAATGCGAAGGCAAGATAGCCGTCGTTGAAAAAGTGGTATACGAATTGCCGGAAGTCGAATGGCAGCAGGCAGACAAGAGCACCGGGAATATGAGCACCGACGATATTAAGGCTATTGTTGAATATCTTAACAATAAAATCGGTGCGCACTATAAGCCAAACGGTAAGAAAATGAAAGAGTTAATCAGGGCAAGAATGAATGAGGGCTACACGGTTGAGGATTTCAAGACGGTAATTGATAAAAAATTCAAAAGCTGGGGCAACGACCCGAAAATGAGTTTATACTTACGGCCGACTACTCTTTTCGGTACTAAGTTCAATGAATATCTTAACGAGTATCAGGCATCGAGCCCGGAGCAGAGCGGCAACAACATATTCCTTTCGCTTGCAAATGATAGGGCGGCGTTAAAATGACACGTGACGAAACGACTAAGGTTTTGGCATTGCTAAAGGCAGCATATCCAAACTCTTACAAAGGAATGACTAAGGAAGAAGCAATGGGGACGATTTCAATTTGGACTATGCAATTTGAAAGCGTGCCGGTTGATATTATGTTAATGGCAATTAACAGGCTTATAAGCAATAAACCTTTTCCGCCGGCGATAAGCGAAGTCAAGTTGGAATTACATAGTCTGCATTGGGACGCTTTCAGCGAATTTCATCAGGACTGTAATTGCTTGACACCTGAGCAGGAAGCAAGGTATCGCCGCATTTATAACGAAACAGAAAAATATAAATATTCACGAAATCTTGAGCCGAGTATCCGCGAAATTGTTTTAGGCTCAGAGCAAAAATATATAAAGGGAGAAACATTATGACATCAGAGGAAAGAATTGAAAAAGTAAGCCAGCTTCTTATGGAAGGAATGACGGACGAAAAGAAAAGTAAGGAAAATTACTTAAAAATTGCTCAGCTTGAAGTTGATAATATTGTATCAGTAATAACACCGTGTTCAGCTGCCGAAACAAGTTTTATTCTTTTTGCACTTGAACAAGTTACGGAAATGATAAAAGGCACAATAAAGAGATATCCGAAGCAGAAGATAAATTATTGTGTTTTAAAGAGCTTAATAGGCTCAGAAGGAATGTGTATTGAAGTACCTAAGAGGAGCGAAGATGATAAATAGTGTTGTTTTAATGGGACGGCTTACTTACGAACCGGAACTAAAGGCTACAAATGAGGGCACGTCTTTTATAAACTTCCAAGTTGCGGTTGACCGAAGCTATTCCAAGGACAACCGTGCTTGTGACTTTATAGATTGTACCGCTTGGCGACAGACTGCTGAATTTTTGAAAAGGTATTTTCACAAAGGCTCAATGATTGCTGTTGAGGGTTCTATACAAACAAGCAATTATGTTGCAAATACCGGTGAAAACAGAAAAGCGGTAACAGTTGTAGCAAATCAAGTCAGCTTTTGCGGTGAAAAAGGACAAACCCCAGCGCAAGTAAACGAAAATACAGAATTTGAGGAAATAGAATAATGAGGGCTGCGAAAAACTGTTGTTACATGAAAGTGACAAACGATAAATACAGATTGCCGGTTGCCGTTGCCGATTCCGCAGGTGAGCTTGCACGAATAGTCGGCGCAACAAAAAATACGGTTTTATCTTCAATATCGCACGGCACCGGTACTTATGAAAAGGTTGAGTTAGAATAGTTGATTACAAATTCACATAGCAGCAGGGTAAGGTGATTTTATGGGCGAAGCGAATATTGAAAAGTTTGAATTTATCGGTGAAAGCAACCGGCGTAAGTATTATGCAAGTAATCAAGGCTACATAATGAGTGTTTCGACAAAAAGTTTTGTTGAACGCAAGCTAAATGGTTATCGTCAACATGGTAAAAAGAATGGACCGCTAACAGTGAGAATATTAGGCCAAGAACATTATGTAAAGAATCTAATAGCGCAAGCGTTCATTCCTGCATATAAAGGGCCAAATGTAAGCAATGTTTTTAACAAAGACGGAAACTACAAAAATAACTGCACGGAAAATTTAATTGTGGTTTCTAAAAATCAGGTTGCTAAAATAACCGGCGCTATGACAAAAGCGCAAGGAGTTGTTGTTATTGATGAAAACGGAAATGAGAACAAATTTGGAAGTATAAGAAAAGCTGCGAAGTATCTTAATTGCAGCTATCAGACTTTGGCTGATTATTTGAATGGCAAATACAAAAAGAGCGTACTTGACGGATATAAAATAAAAAGGTGTTAGTGAGAGGTCAAAGGAGTTGAATGAAAATGCTTGAAGAAAAATATAAAAGAGCAAACGAAATTCAAGAAGAAATGTGGCGTCTGAAAAATGAAAGCAATATGTTGTTAAAAAATTTTCGTGGTAGGTATTTATGCTCAATAAAACCTAAAGTAAATAGGGAGTTAAAAAAGCAATCGCATTGTATTATTGTAGAATCTGACGGAGATTATCTCTTTTCTTTAAGTGCTGAAGATTTGAAATTGTTATCAGAAAACAGAATGAAAAGGTATAACGAATTAAAAAAAGAATTTGAGAAGATATAAGAAAAATGACTTGTAAAGATTGTTATCATTATGAAATATGCTATTTTGAAGCATTAAAAAAGTCACATTTAACAGGTAGTGATTATAGAGAAATCGTGTGTATTGATAATCAAATTATTTGCAAATTTTTTAAGGATAAATCACTAATTATTGAGTTGCCTTGTAAAATTGGTCAAATTGTTTATGATGTCGTTCTGTGTGATGACGATATTTATAGAATTTTTGAAATGAAAATATCGGCAATCACGCCCTTTGGTAGTCTGTATGAAAGTACAAATCGCCCACCTTTTCTTTGGAATATATATCTAACTGATAATTATAGTTATGCTTATAGAGTTTTTAGTGATATTGGTAAAAAAATATTTTTTGATAAATCTGAAGCAGAAGCAAAGTTAAAGGAGTTAAACAATGAAAATTCTATATAGAAAAGAAATCAATGTTCCGAGTGGTTTCTATTGTACAAATTGTCAATGCCTAATGAGAGAGAAAAATATGCAAAATAAATTTGTTTATTATTGTCGGTTATCAGGACAGTACAAAATACCGAATACTAAGGGATAGTTTATAAAAGATAATTTTTGCGTTTCAAATTGTCTTGAAGCATTAAATAGGAGTTGAAAGAATGAACAAGATTAAAGATATTGAATTAAAACAAATGAAAGACCTTAATAATTGGAAAGAAATTACAAGAGGATTGTATCGCTTTGTAGTCGGCACGAGTGCTTGCTATGAAATTCATATCAAAATATACGAACACAATACGCCTGTTTTAATGGCAAATGCAAGTTTGTTTTTAGTTGGCGAATGGGTTGACAAAAATGGTGTTAATTTCTTTTCAAGGGAATGTTTGTTATCAAAACAAAGTGTTAGAAATTGTATTGAAAAAGCAATACAAGATTACAAGGAAAATATGAGTTGAGGGAGTAGAAATGACAGATAGAGAGCGTATATATAACCTTGTCGACAAGGTATGTGATTTATCTATTAAAGCAATAGATAAAATAACGGAATTAAAGCAAGAGAACAGCAAATTAAAACAGCGAGTTGCAGAACTTGAAAAGCCAAAGCGAAAATTTAGGGCAATGACTTATGATGAATTTTGTAAAAAATTCAATAAGGGTTGTAATGAATGCCCTTTTGAAGATTATTATAATTGTATTACACAAAAAGATTATCCTTGCAAGCCGTATGGCAAATACATATTGATTGAGGTGAAAGAATGAGTAAGGAGTTGACTAATTTTTTTGTTTTGATTGGAGTACTATTTTCGTTGGGAGTATTAGGACTTATTTTAATCGGAATATTTGATTTCATTAAACAAAAAATTGATGAGTTAAAAAATTATCACAGAATTAAACATAGATTTGACAAGCCACCGATTGCTAATTGTTATTGCATAGATTGCAAGTCTTACAATCGTGAAAATGGGAGATGTTATAGGCTTAACCGAGGCACAGCAGATAATTGGTTTTGTTGGAATGCAGAACCGATTGATGTTGAAACGGCAAAGCAATTAGAAAGCGAGGTAGAGAAATGAAATTTGAAAAAGTAACAGAATTATGCAAAAAAAGCAGGAAGTTTTTAATCTTTAAGTATTCAGAAAAGATATATTTTCTCGGTACCGGCAACGCAATGTTTGTAGTGCCTGACGGTACAATTTGTACACCTGAATACTTGACCTCTTTTGCCGGGCTAAAACCTTTAGAGGTGGAAAATACAATTTTCGATAAGAAAGATTTTCCGTTTGAATTTGATATATCCGATATTGCAGACAACGAATCGTATGTAAGCTTGCCGGAAATAAGGGTGTCAGACTTTGACGGAAAGAACGAATGCGTACCGATATTTACGTCAAAAGGTGCTGTTTTTGTGCCGTCGATTTATTTTGAACCGTTTAAGAATGATGAATACGAGCTGTATGAAAGAAAAACAAGCGAAGATGTTTCGTATCTCGTAATAAAAGTAGGTATGTTTGTTAAGGCCGTTATCGTTTTAGATTATTCAAATCTTGCTTTACAAACAGTTACATATTTTAAGACGGTAGCAAAAGCACTTGAAAAAAGCTATCAAGAACAAGTGATTGATTCAGTAAACCAAGGCAAAGTATTAAAACATAAGAAAGACGAAAAGGAGTAAACGATGAAAATATTTATAAGTCAGCCTATGAAATGCTATTCAAATTTTGAAATTGAAATCATAAGAGGAAAGATTAAAGAAGCGCTTAAAGAAAAGTACGGAAATGATATTGAAATTATCGACAGTTTTATAAAAGGTGCTCCGGCAAACGCTAAACCGTTATGGCTTTTAGGCGAATCGCTAAAAAAACTAAGCACAGCAGATATTGCGGTATTTGCATATAACACGCTTTTTATCGACAGCAGAATTGCTTCGGTAAGAGGTTGCGGCATTGAAGAAAAGTGTGCAAGAGAATATGACATATTATGTCTTTATATCGGTTTTAACAAAAGCACTTATAAATCTGCTGTTGATATAAATGTTGGCAACTTAACAACAAAAAGACCTGATTTTGCGGAGTGATTAAATGGACTACACAGAAGCTTGGGAAAAGCTAAATGAGAAGAAGGACAAGCAGCAGGCTTTATATAATCAAAAAACAGCTACAAAGAAGCTTGTTAGGCTTGTTAATGCTAATTTTGATACAGGTTACATATATTTGCATGCTACATATTCACCGAAAAACGCTCCGCAAACTTCAGATAAGGCATATCGTGATGTATATAACTATATCCGCCGAATCCGTTATTACAGACAAAAGCATAAATTACCTGAATTAAGAGTAGTAGCTATTCTTGAAGAAAAAACATATAAAACAGGAAAATATGCAGGCCTTGTTAACATTCATGTACATATGTTTATGAATGATGACGGATTTACAAGAGACAGAGCCGAAGATTTTTGGAAATTTGGCTGGGTAAATGCACGAAGATACAATCCTGATGTATTCGGCCCTGAAACAGCGGCTAAGTATGTTTCTAAAGACCCAAAGGCCTAATTTTACGGAGTGATGAAATGGATTACATAGAAGCTTGGGAAAAGCTAAATGAGAAGAAGGACAAGCAGCAGGCTGTGATGCTTCACTCATTTAAAAATCCATATGGATTCAGGATAAATATAAATCATCCTATGATTTTGCCTAAGTATGAAGCTTTTAAAAAGAAAAACAATATCGGCAAATATGATATGACGGATGATTTGAGGGATGAGTTTGAAAAGCAGTTTATGAAAAGTCGATATTATCAAAAGCTTGTTGCGGCAGAAAAAGAAAAATACGGACCGGCTTATGATTATATTTATGAGCCGCTCATAAATGAGGCGGTGTAAAAATGAGTGACAATTATGAAAACAGTACAAAATGGCTTTTTGCAATATCATTTGCAACAATTATTTTTATTGAGATTTATATAACGAAGGTTTTGTGAGGTGCAGAAAATGTGTTTGGGTTTGGCAATGGGATTCATAAAAGAAAAAGGCAACAAGATTAGAGACGGTGACCGTTTTTATCTTGATTACAAAAACGGTGTTTACAGCTACGAAGCTAAAACCACGCCGAACGGTATAGTTCTTGTTCCGCTTGAAAGTGATGCACCAATAGGAGCTGTTCACGAAAGCGAAATAGGAAAATACAATTTTAAAAAACTCTAATCACCAATTATATATACATATTATATATAGCAAAAATTTAAGCCGGTGTAAGTCCGGCTTACGAGCTTGTATTGTATCTTAACAACTGAACGAAAATAAAAGAAAGGAGTGTAAATAGGTGAATAAGGAAAAGCATACAATAAGTGGCAGATTATTAGAGGTAGATTTTTATCCTTGTTTTAACAGTGGTAGAGAAATACCGGAAAGAGAGCCTAAAAATCAAAGGACAAAAGAGCAGCAAGCTTTATATAATCAAAAAACAGCTACAAAGAAGCTTGTTAGGCTTGTTAATGCTAATTTTGATACGGGTGACATATATTTGCATGCTACATATTCACCGGAAAACGCTCCGCAAACTTCAGATAAGGCATATCGTGATGTATATAACTATATCCGCCGAATCCGTTATTACAGAAAAAAGCATAAATTACCTGAATTAAGAGTAGTAGCTATTCTTGAAGAAAAAACATATAAAACAGGAAAATATGCAGGGCTTGTCAACATTCATGTACATATGTTTATGAATGATAACGGATTTACAAGAGACAGAGCCGAAGATTTTTGGAAATTTGGCTGGGTAAATGCACGAAGATACAATCCTGATGTATTCGGCCCTGAAACAGCGGCTAAGTATGTTTCTAAAGACCCAAAGGGAAAAAAGCGTTGGTATTGCTCACAAAATCTAAAAAAGCCTGTTGAAAGAGAGAAAAAAGGTAAAATCAGCAATAGGTATATTGAAAGACTTGCAAAACGCAAAGACGACCGCACTTTTTGGGAAAACAAATACAAGGGCTATGCTTATGAAAGGGTAGACGCTCGATTTAACGAATACAACCAAAAATGGTATGTCACAGCAATTATGTTTAAAAGGAGTTAGGCTATGTCAGAAAAATGCTATAAAGACGCAAACGCGCGTTGCCCTTTTTATAAAGAGCAAATCCGGCAAAAGAATGGTACTATGTATATTAAGTGTGAAAACCTCTTTGAAAAGGGGCGGCCTGTTATGCTCTTTTCAAATGTTCAAAAAGGCGATAAGTGGCTTAACGATTTTTGTAACAGTATAAACGGATGCCGGAATTGCGAGATGTACAAACTTATAATCAAAGAAAAATATTTTAAATGAGGTAAAGAAATGAAAACTGCTATTATTATTTTATTGGCGGCTGTTTTTGCCGCGCTTATAGCAAATGCTGTAATATTTACAATTAAAATTATTGATAAAAAAACTGATGAAGCATATAAAAGTGCGCAGGAAGACACTGCGGTATATTATAAGCGTATCACCCAAAATGAAGCTAAAAAAGCACTTGCGCAAATGCTGCAATCTTACAGCGTTAAAGATATTATTGTGACAAAGGATAAAAAGACCATAGTTAAATGGAATGACGGTAAAACCACCTGGGTTAAGCTCAAAGAGGGTGATGTTAACAATCCTTTTAAAGCCTTTTGCTACTGCCTTTTAAAGCAAATGTACGGTGACGCATGGAAAGAAATGTTTAAAAAACACGGTGTTGAAGATACGCAGGCGGAAAATACATACGAAGTCCGTGAAGAAAAAGAATAAGTGAGTATATAAGCTCTTGCCGGAAGGCAGGGGCTTATTTTTTTTGCTTTGTGGGGTGTGACATTGAAGCATTTTAAAATGATAAGGTTAATAAGAGGTGAGAGCGTGAGCAAAGTCGATTGGAAAGAGCTTGAAAATGAATATGTATGCGGTGAAATGTCTTACAGAGCACTTGCAAACAAGCACAAAATAGCGCCGTCGAGGGTATCGGCGGTAGGAAAAAAGCAAAATTGGGTAAAAAAACGTGATAAATATAGGTCAAATGTGGCGCAGGTCACTTTACAAAACGCGCGTGCGACTGATATTAAGAATAAATCGCAAAAGCTTAATAATTTAATTGAGGCAGCAGATAGGCTTGCCTTTGAACTTAAAAAAGCACTTGACGACCCGGAGCAGCTGTACCGGCAAATACTCAGAACATCAAGCGGCGCAGAGGCGGTTAGAACTACCAAGAAACTCGATACAAGAGCGTTAAAGGATTTTGCAAGCACCATTTCCACCATGAATGACACTATAAAACAGCTTAATGATTTGACAGAGGATGAAAACAGCAAGAATGTAACTATTGAAATAATTGAGGGTAAAAAGGAATGGGCGCAGTAAAATTAAAACTTGATTTTTCGAAGGTGAATCCTAAACAGCAGCAGGCATTGCAAGATACGCATAAATATATCGGGTACGGCGGTGCAAGAGGCGGCGGAAAGAGTTGGTTTGTAAGAATAAAAGCGATACTTCTTGCCTGTTTTTTTACCGGGATAAAAATATTGATTGTCAGACAGTCATATCCTGAACTTATGAATAACCATATTCGTGAAATGCGTTCGATTTTGCACGGTGTTGCAAAATATGTTGATAAGGAAAAGATTTTTTATTTTCCAAATGGCAGCACGATTCAGTTTATGTATTGCCAGCATGATGCAGACCTGAACCGCTTCCAAGGCACAGAATATGATGTGATTTTTATTGATGAAGCAACACACTTGACGGAATATCAAATAAAAACGATTATTTTATGCTTGCGTGGCGCTAATGAATTCCCTAAAAGAGTATATTTCACAACTAACCCCGGCGGAGCTTCACATCACTATTTCAAGAGGATATTTATTGACAAAGACTATATGCCTGATGAAAACCCTGATGATTATTCTTTCATTCAGGCACTTGTGACAGATAACACGGCACTTATGGAATCGCAGCCTGATTATATTGAACAGTTGAAGAATTTACCTGAAAAACAAAAGCGAATGTTTCTTTACGGTTTGTGGGATGTTGCAGAGGGAATGTTCTTCGAGGATTTTAGAGTTGGCACAAAAGAGCAGCAGGCCACAGGGTTATACACTCATGTGATAGAGCCGTTTGAAATTCCGCCGAATTGGACCATATATCGCTCTTTCGACTGGGGCTATCATAAACCGTTTTCGGTTGGTTGGTGGGCTGTTGACTATGACGGTGTGCTATATAGGATAATGGAATTATATGGTTGTGTAAAAAACGAAGCAAACGAGGGCTTACAATGGGACCCACAGCAAGTTTTTCAAAGAGTAAAGGAAATTGAAACAACGCATAGGTGGCTGAAAGGTAAAAACATAATCGGTATTGCCGACCCGGCAATTTGGCAGAAAACAACCGGTATAAGCATATATGATGTTGCAGCTAAAAACGGTGTTTACTTCCAAAAAGGTGACAACAACAGAATTGCCGGTTGGCAGCAGGTGCATTACAGATTTACATTTGCTGCCAATGGTAAACCGAGAATGTATATATTCAATACTTGTAAAAATACAATACGAACATTACCGACTTTGCAATATGACGAACACAAGGTTGAGGACCTTGACACCGACGGCGAAGACCATATTGCAGATGAAATCAGATATATGTGTAATAAGCTACCGATTAAGCCGATAAAGAGTAAGCCTATAAAAGAGCTTGCTGACGACCCGCTTAATCAGCGTGGCGAATACAGAAGCAGTATGAACAGTTACGGCATTAAAATTTATTAAGGAGCAGAAAAATGAGTAAGTACAAAAATCCTATGGACGAAAAAAACAATAAGGTTTTGAAAGAAACCGAGCAGCAGGCCGACAAGCCTATGAATAAGGCTGACCGCTTTAATCAGGCAAATGGGCTTGAAGTGCACGAAAGCGTCAAGGGCGGCGGCGAGCGATTAAATGTAATCGGTGTTGAAGAAATAATCAAAGCACGTGAAACGCTGCAGAAATACAAGCAACAAAAGCAGTCGCTTGAAAGCAGAGTTGTAAACAACGAAGAGTGGTGGAAGATACATAATTGGGAGCAGATAAAGAAAAAGGACGCAGTAAAGGCAGATAGGGAAAATCCTAACGGTATTGAAACGCCCTCTTCATCAGCGTGGCTGTTCAACTCAATTACTAATAAGATTGCCGACTTCTCAGATAATTATCCCGAAGCAAATATAAGGGCAAGAACAGGCGACGACGTGCCTGAAGCGGAAAGACTTAAGAATGTTATTCCTATGATTTTGAAGCGAAATAAGTTTTATAAAACGTACATTGCAGATATATCCGAAAAAAGCAAGAGTGGTACCGGCATAACATACGTAGGTTGGAATCCGAAAAAGGACGGTGTAGGCGACGTTGAAATTCAAAATATAAATATTCTTTCAATCTTTTGGCAGGGCGGTATAACGAATATTCAAAAAAGCCGAAATGTATTTACTGTTGAGCTTGTTGATACAGACCTACTGAAAAAGCAATATCCGAGTGAGGCTGAAAATATAACAAGCGACGGTGAAGTTGATTTAAAGCAGTATTTGTATGAGGACTATATCGATACGACCGATAAGAGTCTTGTTATTGATTGGTGGTATAAAAAGGACGGCAAGCTTCACTACTGCAAGTTCGTTAATAATGTTGTGCTGTTTGCAACCGAAAATGAGCCTGACGAATATCCAAACGGCTATTATGACGACGGTAATTATCCTTTTGTTTTTGACGTTATGTTCCCTATGGAAGGCACTATTGCAGGCTTTGGCTTTATTGACGTAGGCAAGCAACCGCAAGAATATATCGACAAAATGGACGCAGGAATACTCCAAAATGTATTGATGAACTCAATGCCACGCTATTTTGAGCGGCAAGACAGCGAGATAAACGAGGAAGAGTTCCTCGACTGGACGCAACCGTTTGTAAAAACGAATACAAACCTCGGTCAAGATGATTTGAGAGAAATAAACGTTAAAGGACTTGACAGCGCAGTATTTACCCAGCGTGACAGCAAGATTAACGAGATTAAAGAAACAACAGCTAACCGTGATGTATCAACAGGGGGCACAACAAGCGGTGTTACTGCCGCAAGTGCTATTTCTGCGCTTATCGAAACAGGCTCAAAGGTAAGCAGAATGGCGATTAAGGGCACGTATGACGCTTTTGAAAATGTTATCTACCTCATAATTGAGCGTATGAGACAGTTTTATGATTTGCCACGATATGTAAGGATAACAGGTGACGACGGCACCGACGATTTTGATACATACGATAACCGCAATTTGAAATTGCAAGTAAGACAGACAATGACAGGTGATACAGCGCAGTATTTACCTGAATTTGATATTGAAGTAGCAGCTCAAAAAGCTTCACCGTACAGCAAGGCAGCACAAAATGAACTTGCACTGCAGCTTTACAGCGCAGGATTTTTCAACCCTCAGAATACAGACCAATCACTTGCTTGCCTCAATATTATGGATTTCGACCACAAGAGTGACGTTATAAATCAAATTAAGAAAAACGGCACGTTACTTGACGCATTACAGCAGGCACAAATGCAATTACAACAATTGCAGCAGGAAAACGAAAAGCTTAAGGTTATGTGCGATTTGAACATTGACAACAGCAACCTTACAGGAATGAAAGGGAAGCAACAGGATAGTAGTCCTGATGTAGCACAGGCTTCAACAAGCGGCAGTGCAAATATGGAAAGCACAAAGCCAGAGGGAATGCAAAGCGTAAGCAACGGCGACAAAGGCTCACTTGCCGAGCAGGCGGCGCAAAAGGCTAATGAATCGGCACAGCCAAGATAGGAGAGTAAAGAATAATGGTTGAGATTACATACAAAGAGACAAGAAACGGCTTTGAATTAAAGGCTGAGGGACATTGCAGATATGCCGAAAAAGGCAAGGACATAGCTTGCGCCGGTGTTTCTACACTTATTGTTGCACTTGCAAAAACGCTTGAAGAAAACGAAAGTAAGTTGAAAATACCGGCACTTATTATTGTTGAGGACGGATATGCGCTTATATGTGCTTATCCGAAAAAACGATATTATAAAGAAATTTCAAGCACTTTTGAAACGGTGAAGCAGGGTATTAGCTGGCTTTCGGAAGAGTTTGAAAAAAATGTAAAAAAGTTATTTTGAGGGTGTGACATTGAAATAACGCCCTTAGGTATAATGAGGACAAAGAGCCGTGGGCTTAACCCACAGATTACAGATTCGCTGACTTAATCAGCAGGGAGCATTATTATGCAGAAATATCATATTCAGTTATTTGCCGACGGTGCGGCTACTGCAGGAGCTGACGGAGTAGGTACAACGGCTGAGGGTACGGTTGATACCAAAGTTGACGGTGCGACGGGCACACAAGACGCTAAGGAAGAAAGCTTTGACGATTTAATCAATGGCAGATACAAGCAAGATTATCAAGCTAAATTTGAAAAGGCGCTTAACAAGCGTATGAGCAAAGCAAACGCACAAATTCAAGAGGGTATAGATTTCAGAAACAAGCTTACCCCGGCACTTGAAAAATTCGCCGCTAAATACGGAATTAAAGATTCGACGGATATTGATTCGATTGTATCGGCTATCGACAGCGACAATTCGATTTATGAAGAAATTGCAACCGAGAGAGGCGTTACGGTTGAGCAGGCTAAGGAGCTTATACAGGCTGAGAGAATCATCAGGCAAGATGAAATCAGACAGCAGCAGGACGCTCAAGAAATAGCATTTCAAAATCAGATGAACGCTTGGTTGCAAGAAGCCGAAGAATTAAAAGAGTATTATCCGAATTTCAATTTTGAGTTGGAAAGCAAAAACGATAAATTCCGTGAATGGCTTAATCGTGGCATGAGTGTTAAGGAGGCCTATGAACAAATCCATTTGCCGGAAATTCTTAGTGGTGCTATGGGTTACGCATACAATCAAAGCCGACAGGATATCGCCGACACAATGAGGGCTAATGCTAACCGTCCGATTGAAAACGGAACATCACAGCAGCAGGCCTCTAATTACAGCGGAATGTCTTTTGACAAGTTAAATCAAAATCAAATCAAAGAATTATTAAACGCTGCAAGTATGGGCGAAAAAATTAACGAAAATAATTTTATGAAATATTTGTCAAAATAATATGTAATTCGTTCTTACTTTCAGCAGAAAGGGAGCATTATGAATATTATTAAATCATTAAAAAGCGCAAGTATCAGCGCAAAGAAATACAGCGCACAGCTTTTTGCTGACGCTGTACTTAACACAACCGGCGACAGCGATTTGTCACCGGGTATGAAAATCTTTTATGACACCGCATTGCTTCAAAATGTGGGTAGTCAAACATATTTTGCACAGTTTGGCAAGCAGCAGCCATTGCCGAAGCACAGAGGTAAAAAGGCTGAGTGGCGTAAATGGAATACATTTACCGTTTCAACTGTTCCGCTTCAGGAAGGTATTACACCTACAGGTGACAAGCTCGGACAGACAAGCATTGAAGCGGAAATTCATCAATACGGTAGATATGCTTATGTAACAGATGTACTTAGTCTCACACACCTTGATGATGTAATCGGCGGTGCTACCGAATTATTTGGTGACCTTGCGGCACAGACAATGGATATTGTTACACGTAACTCTGTTATGACTGAGGCTGTTAAGAATGTACTTTTCCCACGTAAGAGCGACGGCACGGCAGTTGCTTCACGTGATAAGCTTGATAAAACTTGTCAGCTTACGCCGAGAGTTATCAATAAAGCTGTTGCAATTCTTAAGAAGAATAAAGCACCTAAAATCAACGGCTCATATATTGGTATTATTCATCCGTCTGTTTCTTTCGATTTAAGAGACAGCAAAGGTTGGGAAGAGGCACATAAGTATTCTGCAACAAAAGAAATTTTTAATGGCGAAATCGGTGAGCTTCACGGTGTGCGTTTTGTTGAAAGCCCCAATGCTAAGGTTTATGCCGATAATTGCCCGGTAGGCTACAGCGTATATTCAACTCTTATTTTCGGTAAGGACGCTTGGGGCGTTGTTAAGCCTGACGGTGCAAGCCTTAAGATGATTGTTAAGCAGGTAGGTTCATCCGGCGCAAGCGACCCACTTGAACAGAGAGGCTCGGTAGGCTTTAAGTTTTCTACTGCTTCTGCTGTGCTATATCCTACACGACTTCTCAGCATCGAAACTGTTTCGGCAGAGTTTGCAAATGATGATGAAGCTAACTAATAAAGGAGCGTGAATATTATGGCAAAAAGTAAAGCAGCCGCAGAAAATGCGGCGATTGAAGAAACCGCAGTTGTTGAAGAAACAACAGCAAAAACATATACACAGGAAGAGCTTGACGCTATTCTTGCCGAAAAGCTTAAAAAACAGAATGAGACCATAGAGGCCTTGCAGGAAAAGCCTGAATTTATACAGGATAACCCTGAGGGCGAGGAAATGGAAATTATTAAAATTCCTATGTATCTCGGACCTAATGACGACCCAAGGGGTGAATATGTTGCAGTAAACGGCGTGGCAATGTTCGTCCCACGTGGCAAGGTTTGCAAAATCAAGAAGAAATATGCCGACAGACTTAAAATGAGCCTTAATCTCAGAGAGGTTGAGCATTCATATATAAGAGCAAATGAGGGAACTAAAGAGGTAACGCTTTAACTCTTTGTTGTAATTTTAAAGGGCAGGGAGAAATCCTTGCCCTTTGCTATTTGAGGTGAAAGAAATATGAAAACTACAATTGGCGAGGTATTAAGCTATTTTGACAATCAAGTGCCTAATCAGTATTCAGACGAGGAAAAGATAAGGTGGCTAAACGAGATAGAGGCACAAATTTATAACGATATTATACTAACGCATAAAGATGCGGATGAAATTGCATTTCACGGTTTTACAACCGATACAGATATAAACACACAAATGATAGTAGATTTGGAATACAGTGAACTATATAGATTTTGGCTTGAAAAGAGTGTTCACTATGCTAACGGTGAAATTGACAGAATGAATAACGCTATGACAATGTTTCAAACTTATTATGATAATTATTTTTCTTATTATAATCGTAATCACAGGCCCGTAGGAACGCACGGTTACAGACTTTAGGAGTTTAGGAGAGTGAAAAAATGAGCAAACTTCCACAATCACTTAACATATATAATGTGACAAAGGAAAATATTGAAGAATTTAAGGGTATAGACCATAATGAACGCACGCAAAACGGTGCTTGGTATGACATGAAAAATATGACGCTTGACGATTACCCGGTTGCAAGCGTAAGAAATAAGCGTGGCATAGTGAGCAGTAATTATTCTAATACAATTAAAAGCGGCGAAGTGACTTTGAAAACTTCAGTTAATGCAAATGATGCAGTTATTGTTAATGAAAATGTATCGCTGTTGCAAAATTGTACGGCAAATAACAATGACACAAAGATTAGCGGTCAGGTGGTTAGAGATACAAACGATAGCCTCATATCCCTGGGCGAAGAAAGAATTACCGGCACAATAATGAGCAACGAACATTTATTAAGAGAATTTCAGGACAAATGGTGCTTTATCGGCAGAGGTGAGCCTATTTGCAACATAAACGGCCGGTGGTACGAATATCGAACATGTGAGTTCGCAGAAAATGATGACATTGCATTAGGTGCAGTTGTAACAGTTGGCGATTGGACTTTCCCCATGCTTATAGCAAAAAAAGAAAAAACTATAAAAATATATTACAGTGATGTTTTTTACGGCACACAGCCGGATATAAATTGGAAATTTCAAAATTGTACAGCGCTTCAGCAATTTCAGGACAAGTATCATAAAAAATGGTATGTAAGTCAAAACAGCGCTGCTTGGCAGTTAGGAAGTAATGAAGAAGAAATAAAGGGAAAAATATGCGGCAAGGCACAGTATTTAGGTAAGTTTGAAGATTGGAAAAGTGCCGCCCAAGCATTGCTTGATGTATATAATGATGAATCTGAAAAAGAAACAGAACATTATTTTTACACGACAGGTTTAGATAAAAAACTTGACCATAAAATTCATAAATTTGATGAACCGTATAAGGAAAGTGATTTTGGTAAGATACATTTAGAGCCGTGGTGCTTTCAACATATAGATTACGAATGTCCATCATATGTCGAAATGCAAATAGTGGATATGTCTGAAAAATTACTTTGTTTATTTGAAAAAGAAAAAAATAAAAGTATAGCAGAAAACGAAGAAGAACTTGTTCCGTATGTTCAAACAATTATAAATAAATATTACGAAGAATACCAAGGTGCTTTTGTAAAGGGAAAAAATTCGGCTTTTTACTACTATTCTGACTATGAAGGCAAAGTTCATAATGCAAGTGAAAGAGTATATTGGTGTTCGGTTCTTATTAGGTCTAATAATCGTAATATTTGTAAAGCCGTATGTTTTAATAGCAACGGAAGTTATATTGGCACAAATGATTATATACAACCGCATATATGGGCCATTGAACTATACTTTAGAAAAGATTGTTTGACTTGGGAAGAATTGACACCGTCTAATTGGGATATTTATGATAAAAAAGTATTGATTGAACTTTCAAGTAATTTTTATGAATGCTTATTAACCGATAGAAATTTAGTTACGATAGCAGAATTTGCAGGATTGAGCGGCTGGGGTGCTGCTTATATAGATAGGCCTAATGTAAATAAAAATGCTTTTTTAATTAGTTTTTCGCAACTTAAACATGATTGGGTGATTCAGCAACAGAATCACCCAATCAAAACCCAAATAGCAATGACATCAGCGCTTATAACAAATTTGAATACATTAAAGAATGTTGAAGTATTAAAACAATCAGATTATAACGACAAAAAAGCAATGATAAAATGTGGCACTAAAATCCTTGTAGTTCCTGACGGTGTGATTATTGATACTAAATCCGGCGAAACAAAAAAAATAGCATACAAAGAAACATTTACTTCTAAAAAAGGCGACGGCGTGAACAGCTTCATTTATACCTGCGACGGTGATGAAAATACATTTAATGCAGGCTTTTTTACCCTCAATTCCGCAAGCAATTACAGAATTGTTAACGGTGTTGTACAGAAAAAAGTGAAATTAGCAGATAACAGTGTATTATGGAGCGACATATCGACATATGTTAATTTTACTTTTTATGACGAAGGTAAATTTGAAAAATTCAGCAAAGGCGACAATGTTGAGGTGTCGCTGAAGCTGGGAGAAGGACAGATTACCGATTTAACAAAATTCAAGAAAGGTATGTTTGAATACGATAATGCAACAGGCAGCTTAAAAAGTAACAGTTACAGAATTCAAAAAGTCGGTAATAATTTCATCGATTTATCTGCTGTGTTAATTAACTATGAGGAAAGTGAAAACAGTTGGATAACAGGGTTCGGTAATTCGGAAAATGAGTATGAAATTACATTTGAAAAGAAGTTCCCCGATGTGCAACCATTTGGTGCATTATGCGGTAACAGAGTATGGCTGTGCCAAAAAGACGGCCACGAAATTTACGCTTCCGCACTCGGTGATTATACCAATTATTATGATTATTCAGGGCTTAACAGCGACAGCTGGAGCGCAAATGTAGGCAGTGACGGCGAATTTACAGGAATAGTTAATTATCTTGGCAATGTGCTCGTATTTAAAGAGGACACGCTCTATATAGTTTACGGCTCAATTCCGAGTGAGTTTTCCTACACTGAGGTTAATAACTTTAAAGGTGTTGAAGAGGGCAGCGAGAGAAGCTTTGCGATTATTGATAATATTTTATATTACAAGAGCGTTTACGGAATTATTGCATATGACGGAAGCACTACTGTTATTTCATCGGCGCTTGGCAGAGAAAAATATAAAAATGCAGTAGCAGGTGCGTGGGGTAATAAGTATTATGTATCAATGCAAAATTGCAAAACAAATAAATATGAGCTGTTTTGTTACGATACAAAAAAAGGCATGTGGACTAAAGAAGCAGAAGACAGAATTATTCGATTTTTAAATGACGGAAACACCCTTTATTATGTTACCGACACACAAGTAAAAATTATTGATGCAGATAATGATTATGAGGTTAAGGAAGATAATGTAAGTTGGAGTGCTGAAACAGGAATATACGGCTATTCCTATCCAAATCAAAAATACATTTCAAGATTACAATTGAGAATGTATTTGGCCCAGGGAGCAAAGGCAAGGATATATATTCAATATAACAGTAACGGTAAATGGCAAAGTTGCGGCAGAGAAATAATCGGGCGAGGAGTGAATTCGTTTGTTTTCCCTATAAGGCCACACCGCTGTGACCATATGAAGCTGAAAATTGAAGGTGAGGGTGAATGTAAAATTTACTCTCTTACAAAGTGTTTGGAAGTAGGTGGCGAGTTATGAAATTGCCTATTATAAGTAAAATGAGTGCAGCAGGGAATTTGCCTTATGTAGTTAATTATATTGAACAGCTTGTCGTTAAACTTCAAAAGTATATCGATAGTACCAGGGGCAATACAGAAGAAAAAAAGTATGTGACAGATATAACGGTTACGCCACATTTAATCACTGTGAAATTCAGTGATTCAACTACTAAAGAATTTGAAATATAAAAGGGGCGAGATTATGGCAAAGAAAAAAAGCAGCAGCAAAAGCAGCAAAAAGAGCAGCAGCGGCAAAAGTAAAGCTACATATAAAGCTAATACAATTGATGTTACCGGATATAACAATGAGCTTGCGCAGGCGAACAATGAGTTGGCTTCGATAGGGGAATTCAACTACAACGATACATCCGGATATAAGTCGCAAGCTGATAATGCATTTAGCCAGTGGAATGATTTATTTAGCGGACAGGGAAAAGCAAACTTTGACGCTTCACAGCAAAAGCTTCAAACAACGGTTGATGATTTGTATAACCAAATGATGAATTACGGTGATTTTAGCTACGACCAGGAAAAAGACCAGCTTTTCCAAATATATAAACAGCAGTATATGGCAAGCGGTAACAGTGCTATGAAAAATCAGCTTGCCGGCGCTGCCGCAAAAACCGGTGGATACAACAACAGTTATGCGCAGCAATCTGCGCAGCAGGCATACAACAATGTAGTCGGCGGTTTGAGTGATAAGGCTATTGAACTTCGCTCTAACGCTATGACAAATTGGCAAAACGAGTACAATCAACTTCAGAATAGATATAATCTTGTTAATAATCAAAAGCAAGCTGAAGAAAGCAGTTATTACAATAAATTAAATACCGCAAATAATGCTTACAGCGTATTTAACAATGCTTATAAAGACGATTATAACAATCAATATAGTTTATGGAATGATAACCGAAATGCTGCACAATCAAGAGTTAACAATGCGCAGAGTCAGGTTAATTGGGCTAATGAATATAACAACAATGCAATTGCCACTGCTAATGCTCTTAACGAAACAGCGAGAAATAATAACGCTCTTGAAGCAATCAAGAAAAAAGGCGCAAACGGAAAGTAGGGATAAGTATGGCAATTTCAAATAACACCAAAAACAAATATCAACAATATAACAATCCTTATGTAGAAAGCGAAGCCCAAAAACAGCAGCGTGAAATTGCACAACAGTTAGCATATTCGCAACCTGAAAATAATGTAAACGGTTATGCACAAAAAATGAATGATATGTATAACAAAATTGCAAATGCCAAGTCTTGGGAATATGACAAGGCAAATGACAAAGCATATCAGCAATATGCAAAAATGTATCAGCAACTCGGCGGTTTATCTATGGCGGCGACTTCGCAGGCGGCAAATGAATTGACTGCAGGTTACGGCTCTACATACTCGCCGCAGGTCGCAATGCAAACTGATAATGCATATCAGGCAAATGCAGATAGCGTGCTTCCGTCTTATTACCAAATGGCGCAAAATGAATATGACGCTTTAAGACAAAAGGATTTGACAAATTATGAAGCTGCAATAGAAGGCTATCAAAACGCTGAAAACAGTAATTTGAATAGGAAAAATGCATGGGCGGATATTGTGAATTCGGCAGCAGGAAGGTCAAATCAAGAAAATGCTAATGCTGTTAATAATTATGCTGATAATAAAGATTTTTGGTACAAACAATATTGGAATGAGCAAAACGCTATGAATGACCAAGCCGAAGCGAAAAATGAACGCTATTGGAATAACAATAAGCTCAAAGAAGAAAAGAAAGAAAATAAGCGAGACGAATATTGGGCAATGAATGAAGTTAATGTTTCTATCGCCGCCGACAAGGCAGATAGTTACCGTGATAAGAAGGACAACAAAGGTATGAAAGCTTACCTTAAAAATCAGGTGAAAAAAGGCAATATTACTCAGTACCAAGCAGACGGTATTTATAAGCAGTATAAATATACTGCCCCGAAGAGCAGCGGCAGAAGTTCAAGCGGTAGGCGGTCAGGTGGCAGCAGTAAGGGAAGTTCCTATTCATATACTGCTACTGCCGATGATACCAAATCTAATGATAATACTGCCTCAATTCCTAAAGATTTGGATGAAAAGGCGAAGAAAGAGCAGGAAACGCTGAAAATTCCAAACGGTATGTTACAGCAAATCGGAAGTAACTCAACTGATTACGGTAGGGTAAATGTGATTAAATCTTTAAAGGATAAAAAGATAATAAATGATGAACAAGAAGAATGGCTTTTAGACCACTATAATCTTATGTAAGGAGAAAACTATGGCTATTGATTATGAATTGTTGAGAAAAAAAGCTAAAAAGCGTGATGAAGAAAAGCAGAAAAAGGATAATTATGAGTATTCTAAATCAATGTATGAGGGCGCAACAAAAAACCGAGATAATATATCAGCCGGTACATATAAGCTTTATTATGATGATTATAAAAGAAATACCAAAGCGTACGCTAAAGAACAAAAGAAAAGCATTAACGAAAGCTCCGGTAAGCAGCTGAAATCAGTGCTAAATATGATTAACCCTTTTGACAGCGTTTCAAGTTCGCAGGCTAAAAAGAATTTTCAATCTGCGCAAAAAAGCAAAGAGAAAAAAAGAACAGCATATGACAAGCTTAAAGAAGAATATGAAAGAATCAACGGTGTAGGACAAAAGAAAAACAGTATTCTTTCAAAAATGGAATATGTGACCGATAAGCTTTCAGGCGAAGATACAACTTCTTCAGAGCATAAGGTTGAATCTGCCGATATGCAGAGAAAAAGCAAAAATTCTCAAATGCAATATCTTAAAGAATCAGCTTATTATGAGAAGCAAGATGAAAATAATAAAATTTTGAAAAACAACGAAATAAGCAAACTTGTTGATTTGGCGTATCAAAGCAAACTAAAAGCCGATATTGCCCTTAAAGAATATAATCGTTCCAAGCAAAGCGGACAGGTGGCGTTCGGTGATAATGTTTCAGCCGAAAATTACACAATGTACGATAAATCATATAAATCTGCTGTTAAAGAAATTAAAAAGCGTGGATATGATGCCGAAAGCCTGATTGATACATATTCTTCGAATATGAATAAGCAGGAAACGAAAAAAATAACGGATTCGGCTAAAGAATTCGCTGACAAACACCCGGTTCTTTCAAGAGGTGCATATGTAGCTGCACAAATAGGGCAAGTTGCGGCTGTTCCCGATATGATTCAGCAAGGTGTGAAAAATGCTGTATCAGACGAATACAGGCCTATGGATACAAATACTTCAGGATTTATTGCAACGAATTTTAGAAATGCAGTGCAAGAAGAAAACACGAAAAATTTATATAATTATGTGAAAAAGAAAAGCGGTAATGATACTGCCGGCAAAGTAGTATCATTTTTAGACGAAACCGGATTAAGTGTTGCCGATATGCTTTCGATAGCGTATTTGCCCGAACCGGTTACCCTTGGAATAATGAGTTGCGGTGCAGCCGCAAATACTGCGGTTGAAGCAACAGAACGCGGACTAAGCGCAGATAAGGCTATATATACTGCTACTGCGGCAGGCATTGCAGAATCACTTTTTGAAAAAATATCACTTGATAAATTTAAGAAATTGCAAGCAACGGGCAGAACAGGTGTATTAAATGCTGTAACTGATGCCCTTAAGCAATCATTTACGGAGGGTTCTGAAGAAGCATTTACAGATATTTCTAACGCAATAACCGACCAAATTATAAACGGTGATATGTCTGAATTATCGCTGAAATATAATAATTATATTAAAGAGGGTGCAACAAAGCAGCAGGCTAAAAGTACGGTTGCAAAAGATTTCGGAATGCAAGTAGGCGAATCGTTTCTCGGTGGCGCACTTTCAGGTGCAGTTGTCGGAAGTGTCGGAACTGCAATCAACAAATATGCATTTAACGATGTAAATGCAAGAGAACTCGGCGATGAAGTGAAAAATTCAGATGAAATAAAATCACTTATTGATACCGGGCTTTCCAAAGACAAAAAAAGCAAGGCATATAAATATGCCGAAGAATTACAAAGCAAAGCTAAAAAGTATAAAAACAGTAATGCTTATAATAATGTTGATGTTCTTGCTGGGGATTCGATAAATGACAGCGAAATTGATTATAGCAAACTTAATGCTAAAAGACTTGGCCAGCTTCAAACAGAGATAGCGAAAGAAGGCTTTAAGGAAAATATTGCAAATGCTGTAAAGGGCGAAGAAAACGAAAGCAGAATTAACAAAGTTATACATAAAATGATTAACGGATTTGACCTTACTAAATATGACGCCAAATCAATAGCTGACAGCGACAAGGCAATCAATGCAATCAATGAACAGTTCGGTTCGGATTTTTCAAAAGAAAATATAAGCGTTTCATCACTTGCGGATTTATCAACAAAACTAAAGAGTGGATATACCGATTACAGCTTTACTTATGACGGATATAATAAATATCAGCAAAGAGCCGAAAATGCTCAAAATGAAGTTTTTGAAGAAAATACACAAAGTGTAACAGATGATGTTAAAACGCCTAAAGAAGTGCTTACAGCAGAACGTCAAAGCGAAAGTCCAAGATACAATGTTAATGCAACGGTAACTTTTGAAGACGGACAGCAGGCAAATGTAGGAATTGACAGTAAACATCCGTTTGAGATAAACCGTGACAATACGGAATTAAAATTAAGAACATCAGCCGGAAAAATAAGCTACAATGATATTTCGATTGAGAATAATTTGCAAAAGCTTCTTGTGAACGAAATCGCAAGTGCAAATTTTGGTGATGCCGGGGCAAATGCTGTTTACCTTAATTTAAGCAAAAATGAACCTAAAAATTTTAACGGTGATATTAGAACTTATGTTTCGCAGGCAAAACTAATATATGATTTGGGTGTCGCTAAACCTGATGTGCCTTTTGCTGAATTTGTAAAGAAAAATCCTGTTTTCAACTCATCAATAAGGCTTCTTGGTGACAGCGCAATTAACATTTACCGCGCAGGGCAAACAGATACTTTAAATTATGATAAGTATGTTGAAAGTTTGAGAGATAATAAAAAATCACCTGCAAAAACCGAAAGGCACATTGAAGGTGAATACAAAAATATATCAAACAGCGACAGCACTATTGATGATGTGTTTATAAAAGTTGCAAAGAAAACAAGAGTTGATATTGAGCGTCATTCAGACGGCCAAAAAGCCGGAAACGGACAGTTTATACCGTCGCTCGCTAAAATTATTATAAATGCAGACGGAAGCGGTGAGTATAATGCACTTATTCACGAACTCGGCGAATTTGGACTTGCTTATAATGAAAAAGAATATAAAAAAATTCAAAGTGCAATTCGTGATTGGTATGTTGATTTTAGGGGCGCTGAAAATTTTAATGCACTTGTTGATGCATATGTTGATACATATTCAAAAGCGGAAGGCACAAAAACAAGGGCAGAAGCATTAGATGAATTGACTAATGACGCTGTATCGGGCCTCTTTTCTACGGATGAGGGTGTTGAGCAGTTTGCAAAGTGGCTTAGTGACAACAAAACCGAGGCTGAAAAGAAAAGCATTATTGAAACAATCGCAGATTTCCTTAAGTCTGTTATTGAGAAAATTAAAAGTGTGATTGCTACTTCTAATTTGCAGACGGCTGCAAGGAACGCTATGGAAATGGAGCAAAAAAGAGCCAAAAATATCCGTAAGCAGTTTCTTGATATGCTTGATAATGCAAGTGAAAATCTTTATAACGGTACCGAAGTTGAGGAAAATACTAAAAATTCCGTGACACTCGGTAAATTTGCTGATGTTGATATTAACTCTAATGAAAAATTAGACAAGTATGGTATACCAAATACAGCAAGAACCCTTAATGATTTTGTTAATATTCAAAAAAGAGTTATATCAACTCTTGATAACGATAACTTTTTCAATCAAAACAATAAAAATATTGTAGTAAATGCCGATACGGATATTGTAGTTTCAATAACAAGAAACGGAATTAGAGAAACATTATCAATAGAAAAACGATATGTTAAATTGCCACGCAAGATTAAAGCTGCAAAAATTGCCGTTATTGATAATTTACCGGATATGATTAGATATGCAGAGGTGGTTAATGAAAATGAAAAAAACTACCACTCAAAAGAGGGTAGTCCATTTTTAATACTTAGTCATCCTGCAATAGTTGACGGTGAAAATTATGATGTTGAAATAAAAATAAGAAAAACTCCTGCTGAAAACAAATTTTATATTCATAATATGAATTTACTAAACAAAAACGAGACAGTCGCATTAAGCGCAAAGGATAAAATATCCAAAGGTCATAATAACAACGAACTGTCTCGCACAGATAATATATCAAATAATGCTTCAAATGTCAATAATAATGAAACAAAATTTTCACTTGATATTGATAGCGACGGAAATAAACTTACACAGCAGCAGGCAGAGTATTTCAAAAACTCAAAGGTTCGTGACGAAGGCGGCAATTTGTTAAAAGTATACCACGGTACAACCGAAAACTTTACTGTTTTTGATAAAACAAAAGGCAGGTCAAATATGGATATTCAGGGAATGTTTTTCAGTCCTTGGGAAATTGATGCTAAAGGCTATGGCAGTAATGTCAACGCTTATTATATCAATATTACGAATCCGGCAAGTGAACGAATGGGATATATGGCACTGCGCAAATTTCAAGACCAAAACAATGCAGGTGTTAAAGCAAGAGAGTATCTTGAAAATCTTGGATATGACGGAGTAAATAACGGTGATGAAGAATATATAGCATTTAATTCAAATCAAATTAAACTTGCCGATAATCTTACACCGACTGAAAACGAAGATATTAGATTTTCCCGTGATGTAGATTATTCATATGATGAACTGACTAAAAAGCCGGATATGAAGATTACAAGGATTGATGATAGCGTCGATTACAAAGCAAATTCAATTAGTAGAAAAAATATAATTGAAAGAGCCATAAGCAATGCTAAAAAAATCGGAAGAGTAAATGAAAACGGAAATGCTGTAATATATGTAAATGATATTGACACTGATATTATTGTTTCAAAGTCAGCCATAAGACATTCGCTTGACAGAAGGCTTGGTGTAAATGCACCTGTTGTTGTGAATATTGGTGATATACTAGGAAATTCAATTAGAATTAACGAACTGATACCAAGAAGTGAATATATAGAAAACAGCTACGCGCTAATAGGTATAGCTAAAAACAATAATAATGAACCTTATATAGTTTCTTTTGTTGTAAATAAGCATACAAATGAAGTTCAATCAATTGATGTTTTATATGCTGTAAACGCAAAAAAAGAAGTAGCCGCTCTTGACGAGCCAGAGTTTCGACCGATAAACGGTACAGCTCTTACTACTTCTACAATTAGTATATCCAATTTACTTGATTATGTCAATAATTATTTCCCGGATATATTGCCAGAAAGTGTACTTAAACACTATGGATATAATAGTAGACCAGAGGGAAATATAGGTGAAAGCGCATTATTTTCTCGTGATGTAGATTATTCCGAATACTTAGAACTTAAGCGTGAAAACAAGCACCTTAAGGAAGTTAATGAAATTTTAAAGCACCAATTCGAACTTACTAACGGCAGGGAAGTAAGCACGAATGCATTGGTTGCAGCAGGCAGAAAGATAAAAGAGTTTACACCTACGAAAATGACCGGTATTGAAGTAGGTGCAATTATGAAAAATTGGTATAAAGCCGACAGTTCGCAGGGGTTATTTAATGAAGCATATAACCTTGCTGAAAAGCTTATTGATAATGAAAAAGTGCAGAAATACCAGCCTACCGACAGTGAGCAGGAAATGCTTGATTATCTTAAAAATACAAAAATAAAGCTTTCAGACAAGCAAAAAAATGAAGTTGCATATTACTTCGGCAGTTACGGAAAGTATAAAAATGCGGCAAGAGGTAAGCTTAATATTACCGATGACGGAATTTTGCTTGATGATTTATCAAATGAAATGGAAGAAATGTTTGGTAATCTGATACCGAGTGATAACTCGCAGGATTTACCGATTGCTCTTTTAGATTTGGTTAACACCTACCGGGATAAAACAATCGCAAATGATTACGGTTACAGCAAAGAAGAATATTTGGAAAGTCTTGCTAATGATATTCTTTCAACATATTTTCAAACACCGCTGCTTGAAACAAAAGCGGATAAAAACGAAAAGAGATTTTTAAAAGCTAAATCAAAATATGCTGAACAGGTTGCAAAATATCGTAAGGAGCTTGCAGAGGAAAAAGTAAAGCACAAAAAGGAATTTTCTGCATTTAGAAAAGAACAGGTTCACAAAAATCAGCAATACAGATCTGATTTGTATAGAGATACTATTCAATATAAAGCAGAATTCAGGAAAAACTATAAAGAAGAAAAGCTTAAAGCAGAATACAGAAAGAGAATTAAGCGTAATTTATCAAGAATTGCTTCGCTCGCAAAGCAAACAAAAACTAAACATATTCCTAATAATATGGTTGAATCAGTAAGAGATTTAGTCTATACCGTTACAACGGATACGAAGTTTGATGATATGATTCTTGATAAAATAAAAAATCTTAATGATAGTTTTACTCAGCTGAGTGCCGGCGAAACTGATACATATAACTATATTACCGATTTATACAATGATTGGTTAATGAAAGATTTAGCGGCTTTAGAAAATTCTATTGGAAATAAAACCGTAGCAATGTTAAATTCAAGAGAGCTTTCAAAGCTTGATGATGTTGTATCAATGACGCTTAATACTATCGGCAAAGCAAATAAGCTTTTTGGTTACGAAAGGAACAAGACGATAGAAAAATCCGCAGCCAAGGTCAACAGCGAAATCGAAAATATATCTGTAAAACAAATTAAAAACAAATACTTGCAATCTCTTGGATATAATTCAATGAAGCCGGAATACTTTTTTGAATATCTTGGCAGTGATGAGTTGCTTAAACTTTACCGTGATGTCAGAAAAGGTGAAGATACATGGGCGGTAACTATCAGCGACAGCAAAAATTATGCTGATGATATTCGAGAAAAGTATAATTGGAAGAATTGGGATTTTGGAAAAATCACGGAGTATGAAGCCTCGTTAGGCGAAAAACTTAAATTTGATTTGGAAGATTTAATGGCATTGTATGCTTTTAGCCGAAGAGAACAAGCGAAAAATCATATTTTGCACGGTGGCATTAAATTTGCCGACACCAAGAATAAAAAGAAAAGCAATGAATACTCAACACATAAATTAAGCAAGCAGGACTTGCAATACTTGACTAATCTGCTCACGGAAGAACAAAAAGCATATGTTAGGGATATGGTTAATTATCTTTCAACTGAAATGGCGGAAAAAGGCAATGAAGTAACGCGCCAGCTTTATGATGTTGAGTTATTTAAAGAGCAAAATTATTTTCCGATGAAAGTTGACGGCGATTCACTTCCTGAAAAAAGCTCAATGATTAAAGGTTCTAAAAAAATAAAGAATTCAGGAATGACTAACGCAACGGTGGAAGGAGCAGAACAGGCTCTTATTCTTAATGGTTTTGATAGTGTTTGGGCAACACACATTGATGATATGGCGAAATATCACGCTTTTACATTACCGCTTGAAAATTTTGATAAAGTATATAACTATTCCGATATTGACGGTTCAAACAATTTAACTTCAATTAAGGAAAAAATCAAAAAGAATTACGGAAATGAAGCAATATCGTATATATCAAAGTTAATTGAAGATATAAACGGCGGTGTAATTCGCGAACCCGGTTCAGACATAGTTGATAAGCTTACGAGCTTATTCAAGAAAAATGCTGTTTTCGCTTCGGCTTCCGTTGCAATTCAGCAACCGTCGGCAATAGGCAGAGCATTATCAATCATTGACGCAAAGTATTTTGCTAAAACAACTTTTAAAAATCGTGATTATGATGAAATAAAAAAATATGCACCGGTTGCCATTATTAAGGAAATGGGATATTTCGATACAAATATGGCGCAAAGCACAGTTGACTATCTTAACAATGCTGATTATAAGGGCAAAGAAAAGATTGCAGCATTTTTTAAAGACGGTGCATTTCGTGATGAAGCAATGGGTTACTTTGCTTCAAAAGCTGATGAAATAACCTGGGCGCACATATGGAATGCATGCAAGGCGGAAACAAAGGATAAGTTTCCTGATTTATCAACTGAAGAAAGCTTGCAAAAAGCAGGGGAACGATTTACTGAAGTTATAACAAAAACGCAGGTGTATGATTCGGTATTTTCTCGTTCTGCCCTTATGCGCTCAAAAAACGGTGCGGTAAAAATGGCAACGGCATTTATGGCTGAGCCGACTACTTCCCTTAATATGCTTGTAAATGCAACCGTTCAGGCAAAGCGCGGAAAGTTCAGCAAGAAGCAAGCTACAACAATTATTGCTTCGCTTGTAATTGCCAGCGTTCTGAACTCGTTGTTACAGTCAATAGTGACTGCTGCAAGAAATGATGATGACGACAAGACATATTTTGAAAAATATTTAGCCGAACTTATTCCAAACTTTATTGACAATGCAAATCCGGTTAATCAAATTGCTTTTGTTAAGGATGTTATTTCAATTTTCCAGGGCTACGATGTGACAAGGGCTGATATGTCAGTAATAAGTGATTTGTATAATTCAATTCACAACCTGAATAGTGGTAATCTTACATATGAACAAAAAATTGAAAGTCTTGCCGGTTCGATAGGCGCATTTTTCGGATTGCCGATTAAAAATGTAATTCGTGATATAAACAGCGTTGAAAATGTTATCAAAGGTGCAAAGAACGGAAATCGTTTTGATTCGTCAATGGCAAAAGAAGCCACGCAATCAGAAATTAAAGAAGCTTTGTTAACTGATGATGTGCTTGCTATATTTGGCCTTGACTTATTCCCTAAAAAAGACAAGCAACAAATGATATATGAAGCAATTGAAAACGGTGACAAGGAAATGTATAAGCGCCTTGCGGATAATGTTTCTAATCCCGATAATTATATCAAGAAGGGCTTGATAGAAAACGACAAGCGTGTTGCCGAAGCCGGCCTTGCATATTTAAACAATGATATATCCAAAGCAATAAGTACTGCCAAGGAACTTGAAGATGACGGATTTAATTATGAGCTTGCCTACAAAGCAATTAAAGCCTATTCTTCCGAAATTCAAAAGGCAGCAGGATATAAGGCGGACAGCGACGACAAAAAATATAAGCAATCGGTTGAAACGCTTATATCAAGCGGAACGGATAAGGAAACTGTTGAAAAAGCAATTGATACGGTCGAGATTGACGAGGAGCAGGACAGCAAAGACAGTAAGCTTTATAACAAAACTGACTTGATAAACGCTTTAAACAGCGGTGATAAATCGGTTTTGAAAACTGTCATTGACGGCAATATTGCAACCGATATAAGCAACGGCAAGACAAAGACAGAGGCTGAAAAAAGCATAAAATCATCATTAAAGAGTGCTTTTAAAGAAGAATATTTATCTTCTGATAATTCAAAACGCAGTCAAATTAAAACTAAACTTAAATCAACAGGCTATTTTGACGATGAAGATTTTACAAATTGGGAAGCTTCGTCTTACAATACAGAAGCTATGGTTGAAGCGTTTAAATCAAATGATACAAGCACTATAAAAAAATATGTGAATGGCAGAATAAAAGCCAAAATGAAAAACGGAATGACGCAGGATAACGCAGTATTTGGTATAAGAACTTCTATTACTAATATGTATAAAGAAAAATATATCAAAGGTAACGCAGACGAAAAAGCAAAAATCATTACAATAATGACGAAAACAGGAGTTTACGGAAGCAGAACGGATGTCATTTCATATATCAAAAAATATTGGCTTAAATAACTAAAACGAGGGTGTGACGAACACCCTCGTTCTTTTTGTATAATTAGGTCAAGAGGTGATTATATGAATAAGCAATGTTATCGAAAATCGCTTGATTTACAAAAAAACGGAGTTCAGTGGTCCGTTGACATCAAGAAAAATGATGTGAACTCACGAAAAATAGTGATTTCTTTAACTGACGGCGGAAAAACTTTTAATCTTGACGAAAATATGATTGTAACTGTATACGCAAAAAAGCCGGACGAAAATATTATATATTCTAATTGCAAAATAGAGAGCGGATTAGTAATTTTTGAGCCGACAAAGCAGTGCATTAGTGCAGAAGGCACTGTTAATTGTGAATTAAGGATTTACAGTGCGAATTCATTCGGCTCTCAATTACTTACTTCGCCGAGATTTAGTATTGAAGTGTATGGAATACTTTCTAATGAAGAACATCTTATTTCGACTAATGAATATTCAGCGTTAACCGAAGCTACACTGAAAGCACAGGAAGCAACTGATAAAGCAAATGATGTTACTGATGAAATTACACAAAAACTTGAAAACGGAGAGCTTAAAGGTGAAAAAGGCGAACAAGGACCTCAGGGTGAACAAGGTCCTCAAGGTGAACAAGGAATCCAAGGAGTTCCCGGCACAACCGACTACACCGCACTTCACAATCTGCCAAGAACACCGTGCTCAGGGGTTCTTGAACTTACAGAGATTACAGACGGCGGCTATGAAGCGAGTGATGCAACTTCTGTAACATATAACGGCGTCGAGAAGTTTAAGCTTGATAAGGGGAATTTGCTATTTTTAAAGGATAATACAGTAAACATTCAAACCGGATTCGGTTGTTATTGTATTGACAGCATACCTGAAAAAGTTAATGACGATTGGACGGATTATTATGGAGTTACGGAAAAAGAATTACAAGATGAAATTAAGACAGTAAATTCTGCACTCGGCAACCATCAGCGCAGTTTTGACGCTGACAACGGTTTAAGTTTCAACAGAACCAAAACGATACTTTCGCTCAACAATGGTTCGACAGTATTGAAAAAAGCAGATATGTTAACAGCCATAACTGATTCAGGCAGATACGATATTGCTGAAAGTGGTGATATGTTAATCGGCTTTCCGGGAGTAACCGACTTTACACCTTTTACGCTCAAAGTGGTGAAAGGTGATATTGTTAAAATTCTATTCGATACAATCAAAAATGTAACGGATATTCTGTATATCGGCGATATATCACCGAATATGACAGAAAAGGAAATAGCGTCAACAAAAAAATATATTAAAAATCCACTCTTCGATATGACCATATTCGAACTTAATGTTGACAGTGAACAAAAATGCTACAAAGAAAATAGCATTATGGAGTCGCTCTATATCAATCCATTCACCGATATTTATGACCTGATTTGCAGAGTTGACAATATTCCGTCAGGAAGCATCGGATTGATTATGGCGACATCAAAAAAGGACGAATTTGGCAATTACTTATATAGAAAAGTGTCGCTCGCTTCCGGATTGACAATGGAAACTTCAGCTACCGCCACTAGATTGAAGGTGCTTCCGGCGCAGCTCAATTTGAGTGAATCAAATATTACTTATGAACATGAGGGAACAAACGATGAAACACTAAAAGCGTTCGCTGAAAATGTATATTCATATATTGACGATTTGCAAGCGCAAATTGATGAGCTGAAAAAAGCTGTTGGCACTCAACAAACAGCTGAGCAAAGCGAGGTGACAGAGAAGTAATGACAACTATTATTTCAACAGTTATATCATCACTGACAGCGGCAGTAATAAGCGGCGTTATCGTATATGTTAAAGGCATACACAAGAAAGACACGGCAATTAAAGAAGGTATGCTTTCTTTGCTTCGTGCCGAGATAATCAGACAGCACGACAAATACACTCAAAGGCAATATTGCCCCATTTATGCTAAAGATGCCTTAACAAAGGCTTATGCTGCTTATCATTCGCTTGGCGGAAACGGAACAATAACTAAAATCTATAATGAAACTATGCAACTGCCTGAAACGGCAGAGGAGGTAAAAAAATGAAAACTTTATGTATATCTTTAATCGTTATTGCATTACTTATTTTAGCAGTACAAATTATCACTGAAATTATCAAATCCGTATTTAAGGATAAGGAAAATATCGTTTACAACTTGATTGTATTCGGTGTTTCACTATTCTTAACGATTGTTACAGTCATTGCGGCAAGTCAAATTTTACCGTTCAAACTCGTTTGGTATATCATTGTCGGCGCAATTGTAGGCTCATTTTTCATTGCCTACGGTGCAATGTATGGCTACGATAAGCTTTTTAAGCGAGTATTTGAATCAGTTAAAAATGCAATCAAATCATTTTTGGAAATTGAAAAAGAGGTGAAGAACAATGAAAAGAAATAAAGCTATAATGTCAGTGATTATGTCATTACTCTTGATTATTACAATCTTTTGCGGTTGTAATAATTCAAATATCGAAAGCACAACAAAACCGACAGAAACGACTACCGTTGAGCAAATAACCGAACCCGAAGTTACTATTTCTGCCGATGTAAAGTCAGAGGCAGAGAAAACAAAGGATGAAGTTGAAAACGGTAAAGATGTCGGCACTGATAAGCCTATTATCGCAAAACCTAAAGATGAAAACGCTGTCGTTGATGAAAGCTTAATTGAACAGGATGCTGTTGTTGAACAAGAGGATATATCTTATGACGGCACAAACACCGGCAAAGGTAAAGCACTTCTCGGTGCTTGCACAGGTCTTACATATTATAATCAGGCTGACAGCAGGTGGGCGAAAAAACCTTATACAAGCTCAAACAACAAAACGCAGACTATTAAATCGAGCGGTTGCGGTCCGACTTCGGCGGCAATGGTTGTAAGCTCCTCAAAAGGTGCAATATTACCAACTACTATGGCAAAACTTTTTGTAGATAATGGTTACCGCACAAAATCAAACGGAACTGCTTGGTCGGCGTGGTCTTTTGTGGCTGATTATTTTAATTTCAAGGAATATGCTACAACTTCTAATATTGATAAAGCATTAGCTTACTTAAAGACTGACAAAAACAAAGACGGCGTATCTGATTACTTTATTGTTGCATCCTGCAATTATGGCTTATTTACAACCTCAGGACATTACATTGTGCTTGTAGGTTACAACGGCGGCACTATTTCTGTTTACGACCCTTATTCTTACATCGGCAAATTCAACACACCGAGCAGAAGCGCAGCAGGTGCTAAGCTTAGTGGTAACACTGTTTTCGTCAGCAAGAAAAATTTCAAAAAGTACGGTAATACCGTTAATTATTGGATTTTTTCTAACGATTATGTTAAGAAAACAACTAAAACTAAAAAATCAGTTACAAAGTATGTGGCAACAAAATCACAGTCGCTTAATGTCAGAGCAAAAGCCGATAAATCGTCGAAAGTATTAACTCAACTTAAAAAAGGCACAAAGGTAACTGTTTCCAAGGTCAGCGGCTCTTGGTCTTACATTTCATCTCCGGCTAAAGGTTGGGTAAGTACCGATTATCTTTCATCAACTAAGGTAGTTGCCGACAAGCCGAAAAAGGTAACATACAAAACAACCGTCGGCAAGCATTACCGATTGAAAGGTAAAACATATTTGTATAAAAATAAAAAACTTACAGGAATTAAATTTGAGTATCTGCCGAAAACTGAAATTGTCGTTAAAAAGCATATCAGCGCAACAGTTGATAAAGTTAAGGTTGTTAAGACCGGTAGAGTAGCCTATATCAATTCAAGAAATATTAAATAA